ACCGTGGCAGAGCCGCAAGCCTTGACCGTGGCAGAGCCGCAAGCCTTGACCGTGGCAGAGCCGCAAGCAAATGATTTAGCATTAGAGATGTGTTCTTTTCTTGTGTAAATGCCGGCTTCGGCTAGTTCCTCTTCAGAAAAGTTATTTTCAAGGTAATTTGCGTCAATCATCTTGGATGCATTCAAGACCCAATCCCAATTATCGGTTATCGCTTTCAGTAAGTCCTGTTTGCTTTTTGCGTTTAACCACATCCTGTATCCATCTTGGCAAGCATTATGTTTTTTAGCCCGTTCAAGCAGATCTTCTTTTAATTCTTCGAATGTCTTCATTTTTTATCGTTTATTAGTTTAATGATATCTTTTCTTATCTCTATCAATTCTTCCTTGCTAAGAGAATTTAGCTCGTCTAGGATATCGTCCTTCTTGGATCGGTTCGGTCTTGAAGGGCTTGCACCACGTATATCACCCCGAAATCATTTTTCTGACTCATAAGTCATTATTACGATTTGATGTACCACAATAAAGATTGATATGATCGCTAGGATCAAGAGGTGAATATTGAGAGGTTTTTCGTACCACTCAAATATTGACACTATTGATATCAGCCCTAATATGGTAGCTGCGATCATCCTTAGCGAGAAGATGATAATGCTCTTTATGGCCCGGAATATCTTCCAGAACCATGCTTGGTTTCTCTTTATCATATGTTGTTGATTTAAATATCTTGATGTGAAAAGGCCTCATATCCTCACGGACGGAGACCTGCGTTGCAAAAATTGTGACTTTGATTTTCTGATTGAATAAGCCCCCCCTAGGGGTGAAACGTGCTCCCTGCCGGGCTTGAACCGGCGACCCTAAAGGCTCTGGCCATCTGAGCTAAGGGAGCGTTTGCCGGGGAATCCCACCCCGGCACAGTTTAAGTAAAAACTAATATTCCCTAATTGCCTGCCTCACGGCGGTATATTAAGGTCTTGGGTGAAGTGTATAATAATTAGCAATGTGATTTAAGCGTGGTAGCCGGGGGAACTCGCACCCCCTGTAACCCTAGATAAATAATAAACAAGATAACCAATCTAACATTGGACGCACGCCTTGATCGTGCGGCTAAACGAATAATATTAAAACTGATCATGGTTCGCTACCTGCCCTAAGTAATTCTTAGGGTGGAATCCTTCTTTCTTTCATGTGATTAACTTGGTTATTAATAGGTCTATCGGTCTTTTTCGTCAACATCTTCAACCTCGCTCTCGAGATCGTTCTTGATCTCATTGATAGCTTGGATGGTGTTGTACGCGTTGATAATCGTCTCCTTGTACTCGATCAATTGATTGATCTTGCTCTTGTAATTTACCCCGTCGTCACCTAGGTTGTTTATCTCCTCGTGATACCGGATGTCGGCTAATACCTTTTGCTCCTCTACGTTGTTTAACGCCGAGTCAAGAGCTCTCATGATCTCTTGACTCCTTAACTCTGACAGTCTCTCTGTTTGTTTTTTACCCCTAAGGATAGAAAGGATCTTTTTCATACTCTCAATAATTTTGTTGTTTTTATTAAATGGATTTTATCGCTAGTGATCGTTGTACATAATGAGGCAAGGGCCATTGAAAATCTATCGCATCTTTCTTTAACGAAAAAATCGTCTAAGCTGCTTACATTTGGATTTCGAGAGATCTCGAATCCATTGCCGGTAAATCCTGTGCCAAGGATATTTCCTTGTAATTCATTTTCCATATTCTTTATATTTTAATGTTCGCTCCCCCACAACCTCCAACGGTTTCGAACCCGAATGATAACGGGTGGGGGTATTTTTATTATAAGTAGATTCTTCCGGCTTATGCGTCACAGGTGCGATAAGACCATAAGCCGGAAGACTTGTTAATGTGGTCTCGTCTTTTTGGAAAAGAACCTTTCCTGAGCGAGCTTTACGTCCACTAGGATATATTTGCCATTTTGTTTTATGGCATCCCCGAAAATCCCCTTCTTCTTGTATCTCGCTATGGTGGATGTACTTACTTGGAGCAATTTCGCCAAGGAATCTAGTCCCCTAACGTATTTCCGGGATGGATCTTCTTCTTTTTGGGTGGCTAGCCTTGATATGATCAAGTCCGCTAGTTGTCCGGCTGTCACTTGGGTTGCCGGTAATTCCGCTATATTCTCCATATTGTTATTGTTATAATGTTATATTCCTCCCTCTACAGCCTCTAAAAGCCCTAGAGGATATCTCTATTCTAGCTATGGACCGGCACCTTTGCCTTGCCCTTCTCATTTCCAGATGAGAATCCACGCAAAGGATAAGTAGCAAGACGCACGCCACGGCTGAATGAACCATCTGTTGTATATTTACGTTAGCCTTTATATCGCACAGTCTCTCGCATAGCTTTATGGCCAATTCCCTCCCGTTCCTTACGCCAAGTATCTCGAAAGCCGTCCTTAGCTGGTTTATGATCGTATGCAACGACCTGTGTTTTTTCTCGGCTATCTCCTTTTTCTCGAATCCCACGGCGTAATACTGGGCCGTGTAATCACATTCCTCGGTTAACTCGGTGAATACCCTTTCCATGATCTGTCATGTTAAGCGTCTGACATAAACGATCCCTTCTTCCTTGTTTGATACGGAAGACCATTTTCTTCCCTCTCTATAATACTTAGCGTTTAACAGAGACACGTTATTTCTAACCGTCTCTAACACTTCTATAGGGAATGATAGTTTCTCAGATACTTTCATTTCTCTGATCTTTCTTTTGCTTTCCACTTTTTTCTGCATGATTTACATTTCCTTTTTATTTATAATAGCTCCCCTACAACCTCCAACGGTTTCGAACCCGAATCATAGACGGGTGGGGGAGTGTATCTTATGCGTTAGATAGACAGTTTGACACCGATACGGAAATATCCGTACTTCACTGACACGACGTAATATCTAACCTTTGTATATACATTATTAAATATGTAGACTCCAACGTCGGAACCGATTAAACTACATCGGGAGCGGGGATCATCATCCCTTCCGGTATCTTCGCCTATCATAACCTTACCACCATACCTATATCTCTTGCGTATATCCTCTTATGGGGATAAGGATTTTATTCAATAAGTCAAAGAACTCTTTTTTAGTAGCCCTTCCGGGATTCAAACCCGGGACCTGCGGTTTAGGAAACCGTCGCTCTGTTCGTCTGAGCTAAAGGACCTTATATCATTTTGGCATGTTTATGCCATTTCGTTATTTCAATCTTTATCGTATCTTTGTGCGTGATTGAATGATGATGCAAATATATGAACTTATTTCATATATAGATATGATAATATGAATTATTTTCATATAGTAACAGTTAAATTATGTTTTATGCCAGTAAATGAAGAATTTAAGAGGTTGATAGATAAAATAAAATATGAATTTTCTATCAATCAAGCTCAGATATCCGAAAGGTTGGGAGTCAAGAGTACATATTTATCTGATATGATAAATGGTCGTGTTCCCTATAACGAGTCTATGCAGAAAAAGATACATGAGGTATTTCATATTGGATATGAAGATTCTTCTAGTATACAAGAGGGTGTAAACAATATGAGAATAACATCTGAGATAATTAGTTCTATTCTTGATAGAGAAGGTCTGAAAGCAGCAACATTTGCGAAAAGTGTTGGGGTTGTACCTACTCAAATATATGACCTTCAAAAAGGAAAGATTAAGAAAATATCTGAAGAGATTGCTGATAAAATAATATCTGTATATCCTCATTATAATAAAGTTTGGCTTCTTACAGGTGAAGGCGATATGCTAACCTCTGACGTTCCACCCGCACGATCAGTGGATATCCCGGAAGAAATAGGCGACGGCTTTAATCCAAGGGAACTGCTAGATATCATACATGACCTAACGGCGCAAGGCAAGCAAAACGCGGAGGCGAACGAGAGGAACAGCCGGAATATCGAGAAACTCATAGCCTTGTTGGCCGAGTCGTTGAAGCAAGAGAGAGACGAGAGGTCCGGAAACCGGCAAGGAGAGAAAGATTCTGCTTAATAACATGTGAGTGTTGCAAAACAAACTTTTTCGCTGTACTGTTTAATTATTACCTTAAAAAATCTAATTAATATGGTTGGTGATTATGACGATAGAGTAGAGCAGATAATTCGGCTGGCGGAAGATTTGTTTTTAGAGAAAAGAAAAGTGGTAATGACGGTAAGAGTGTATAACCGTGGTATAGCGAATCCTGAGATATCCAAGCGATGCCTTTATGTCAAGCGTAGGAATGTTGATTCGAGCGAATTTTCAACATAGAGATATTTACTATAGCGATAAGTGAAATAGACCAATAAAATACGCCCGTGTTTTTTCTGACACGGGCGTTATACTTTTGTAATGCGACAAATAGAACTATTTTGTCCTTTCGACCAAGATCTTTGAAATTCGGACTTGCAGTTGTTGCAACTCAATATTATTCAGTTCTTCCAAATCAATGTTCGCTATTTTTACTTTCCGGTTTTCGTCAAAGGAATTTTTCCTCTCCTCCAAAAGAGCGGTTACTAACTCGTCTATTTGACCCTTGATTTTCTCTCCTTTTAACTTGTAATCCGTTGTTCTTGCCATAATATTAGTTTTTAATGTTATTTATTTGTGAAATCTAGCTGATATCCTAATGCGTCTCCTATTTTGGACAATAGGTCAACACCTGTGCTATACTTCCCAGTTTCTATCCGGGCGATGTTTCCCGGCGCTAGCCCTGTAAGTTCAGCTAGTTTGTACTGTGATATCCCGGCCTCCATGCGGAGCTGGGCTATTCTTTTACCGATTCTTTCTCTATCTGTCATTGTTATTTATTAGATATTCCATAATGATCATTCTATATCTTCTATCACATAATCTCCAAATGCAGCAGGAGCAAGCTCATTTACAATACTGTCAATTTTTTCCGAATCTTCATCAGATATTTCTATCTGCATATTTTCATTGCAGATCATATTAATACCATTATTTTCTAAAATCTCTAATAATTCACGATTGTTGCAATATAATATCTTCATATTTCTTTGCCCGTCACGCCGGTAGCTCAGCTTTTATTATTATTTATTGTAACTCTCCCTTTAAAATGTCATTAACGTAAAGCAAAAAGTTTCTGTCGCTTACTTGATCATCGGCAAAACAATCAAACAACATGCCGTTGCCAAGTTTGGATATTTTTTCAAATGCGGTTTGCATTAATTGAGATGCTTTTTCCCTTGTGCTCTCAGGGGCTTCGTTAACAAATTTATCGATTCTTTTTTTGACATCTTCAAGCATCATTTCATGTGATTGCTTTCTGCCTTGTCCTGTCTTGGATAGTTCTCTATACGTAGATGTATTCATTTCCTTAATGCCGCTTATCCGTTGCCGCCGGTTCTATTGTTATTTTGATATTGCAAATATACTATCAAATTTGATAGTGCGCAAGTTTTTTGAGGATTATTTTTTATGATTTAGGCATATTTTCTTTCTCTTTTTCCTCCAGTACCTTTTTAAGCTGATAGAGGCTTATTATATCGTATTCAAACGTAGGATTGTCCCAATTTTTCCGGACAGAGTTCGTCTGAACCGATATAAATTTCCGTAGGTCAAAGATATATTGGCATTGTGACAGTCTTATCTCGTTAAATGTTATCTCGTAGTTATCAAACCACGCAAGCAGTTTTTTTAGTTCCTCATTCATGATATATTCTTGTTTTTTATATAAGATGCTTGTTTATATCTTATCGAACTTGCTCATCTCGTCCTCCTTCAGCTTGTCCACTATATGAGTGTAAGGTCTCATGGCCTTGAGGTCGTTGTGTCCTGTCCATCTCATGATGACTTGAGGGGGGATGCCTAGCATAAGGGCGTTGACGACAAACGTCTTCCTTGCGACATGGGTAGTAAGCCGTTCCCACTTGTGGAATGTCTGCTGTATTCGCTTGTTGCCCTCGTACCATACCTCGGTTATCTCGGAGTCCAGCTCCGCCATCTTGCCGAGATCCTTTAGATGCATGTTGTATTTCTGATTGGACAAGACCGGCAGCGCCTTCCCGTTCTTGAGCTCGATGTCTTCGTATTTCTCAAGTATTGATTTGCTGTACTTGTTCAACTCGATCTGTATGTTGTCGCTGTCCTTCTGTGTCACGATGTCAATCTTCCCGTTAATGATATCCGTCTTCCTTAAGTTATATACGTCGGAGTAACGGAGGCCGGTGAAGCAGCAGAAGCAGAAAACGTCACGGACGGTGGATAACGTCCCTTCCTTTATATACATATTATATATACGCATCAGTTCCTCCCATGTCAAGTATATGACTTTCTTCAGCTCGAAGTTCGCCCCTTTAAGCCTTGGGCTGAACCTTCGATAGTCCTTTCTCGTGTTGTATCCCTTGTCGTCGGCCCATAAAAGGAATTGCTTTATGAAGTGGAGGTACTTGTTCAACGTGGTATTCCTTATACCCTTGTATTCCCTTAAGAACTCTACGAAGTCTTGCAAGGTATCCTCCGACAGGTCATCGAACTTGATCTGTGGATTGAACTCCTCCAGAAGGTGCATGATCGAGTTATGTTTGTAGTGCGATGTCTTCGTCCATGCGTTCTGCCTCCCTACCGTATCGATAAACTCCTTATAGATATCGAACAGGGATATCGGCTTCCTCTCTTCCTCTTTTACCCGGCCTGTCGCAACCTTGAACTTTTCCTTGATATCGTTGGCGCTAGGCATCTCGCCCTCTCTCTCGTATTGGCGGAATATGTTTTGCAATGTGGCACGTATATCGTCAAGATCGGAATTTATCTCGGAAGAGCTTTCCCCGGCCTTGTTTAAGCATCCGTTTTTAACGATGCCCTTCTCCGGGACGAACTTGCTTGCGTCTATCCTATGCCCCGTGAAAAACGTTATCCTGTTCCGGTTGAACGTAACCATGCATCGGATAGGTACGTTCTTTACGATCAATAGCCCATCCTTCTTCCTTTTCTCTACGTCAAACGTTATGCTCCTCTTTATTTCCATGATAAAAACGTGTTGCGTGTAACTACGCGAATTTACACGCAAAAAACATGACATCATATGACATAACATGATATTTAGTGACTGTTTAAAAACACATGAAATCGTTGAACATGAGCGCATATGATATTGTTTGATACTGTATGACAGTATAAGTTATGGTCTCTCCATCTCCACGGAATGAAAAAAGGTCTTACGGATTGTCCGTAAGACCTTTTTTCATTCATTGTAAACCCATTTATAAGGAGGTGGCGGTACGTATGGACCAGCCTTTTGATGGGGTAATATATCAACCGATTTGACGATTACGTTATTACCTTTCTGGGTACAAACCAGACATTTTGAACGTAATTTCCTTTTAGCCATGTTGAAGACGATATTCGGATTGAAATGAACTCCGTTTATACGAGTCTCAAAATGTAAATGCTCGGTAGTAGCCCTGCCGGTACGTCCGGTTAAGGCGATCGGTTGTCCGGCGAGAACACGATCTCCGGGTTTAACCAAGTTCTTGGAGTTGTGGCTATAGATCGTTTCCAGCCCATTATAATGGCGGACAACGATAACGTTGCCATAGGCGGCGAATGGTTTCGCCATTCTGACAATACCATCGAAAGCAGACACGATCGTATCGTTGGCACAAGTCTTGATATCTACTCCGGAATGATGTCTTCTCCTTCCCCCGTAAGGAGAGATCACGTTTCCATTAGGAAGGGGAAATGCGTATTCCCCGGCGGGGATCAAGGATAAATCAATAATTTCCGTGTTATTCTCATCGAATAGCTTGGGGTCCTTGATCGCTATCTGGCTTTTATCACGGGGCGTAAAGGCTTCCGTGATATCTTTTCTAGGAGAATGGCAAACCGCTAGCTCCGGAGCTTCCGGCAACATGAAATTGAAATCCATGACAGGAAGAGGAATATTCGCCGTAGGGAAATCCATAGTCTTGGGAGGGGCCGGGCGTGGAGCAGGCTTTTGCGTACGGCAAGACGCAAATAAAATTAGCGTAAGAATGAGTATTCCATTGTGTATTTTAGATGCCATTAGATATTGTTTTACCACAAAAGTATAAAAAAGCCTCTTTCAATGACCTATATTTCCGATATGTTTATACTTCTTTTTATTCTTTGTGTTTTTTCTGATAGTTGAATTTGCCTACCTTTGTAAAGGTAAAATGGAGATATTATACGATGATTGAGGGGACTAGTTTGTCTCTTTGGTCAGAGAGGATGACGATATTGTATTTGCTGGTATTTCTCTAAACTGAAAACGACCAATTTAAAGTACACAGAGAAATAGACAATGCGAATACACCTGTATTAGGTGTGTTCCTTTGCCTTATTTCTGTTGTGTACAAGGCATTTGGTCGTGCCGCAGTTTGACGGGTTTAAGGTAAAGTGTAACACACCTTTTCTCAGATGTGGGTTTATTTATGAGATAAGATTACCTTAAAAACGGCTTTTGTATATGAAAGAACAAAAGGAGATACATATCGGTTCGTTAATAAAAGAGAAAATGGAAGAGCGGGGACTTTCGGTTTCCGATTTTGCCCATGCGTTGCATTATGAACGTACCAATATTTATAAGATATTTAAGCGAAGCAGTATTGATGTGGATTTGTTACTGCGTATATCGGAAGTCTTAGCCTATGATTTCTTGCGGGAGGTGTATTTAGCGGACGAACCCCGACGATATTCAATCACTATAGAAGCGGACAAGGAAGATATAGAGGAGATCCGTAAATGGCTGTTAGAGAAAAGGCGTGAATAAGTTTCACGCTTTCGTGAAATAAGATCACGGTCGATATAAGACCGGTCACTTTGATTGTTTCTACATTTGACCGTCTCGATGTTTCATCATAACATTAGAGAAATAGGTTAAATCAAGGCCGTGCTCTTCTTGTTCCGTATGTGAATATAGGCAGGAAGAAAGCGGCCACTTTTTTCTTCTGTGTACGTGCACAATTCGATTATTTCCTTTATATTTGTCGATAAACAACGAATTGTTAACATTTCTAATATGAAAGTTCTAAAGACTGCCCTGCTATTCCTGATGTGCGTATCTTTCTCCTTCTCCTGTAAGGAAGGGGTAAAGGAAGTAAGGGTGCTGAAACTGGCACACGGATTGCCCCCCAGCCATTCCGTCCATTTAGGATTGCTCTATATGAACGAGCGTCTGAAAGAGTTGTCCGGAGGAAAGATGAGCATGGACATTTATTCTTCCGCTCAATTGGGATCCGAAAATCAATGTATAGAGTTGCTTCAAATAGGAAGTCTCGATATCACGAAAGTTTCCTCCGCCGCGTTGGAAGGATTTGCCGATCCGTTTAAGGTATTTGGCATACCTTATCTATTCCGTTCCCGTGAGCAGTTTTTCGAGGTGTTGGATGGTTCGGTAGGTAAACAGATATTGGGATCAACGGAACCTTATTGGTTTAGGGGACTCGCTTATTTTGACTCGGGGGCCCGTAGCTTTTATACGGTAAACAAGCAGATTCGTACTCCCGAGGATCTGAAAGGACTGAAGATCCGTGTGCAAAAGAGCCCGATAGCCGTGGAGATGATGAAGACATTCGGAGGTTCGGCTACTCCCGTGGATTGGGGTGAATTGTATACGGCCTTACAAAGTAATGTCGTGGATGGAGCCGAGAATAATACGCCTTCCGTGACAACAGCGTTCCATCATGAGGTGGTAAAATACTATTCAGTCAATGAGCACACGATGTGTCCGGACGTGATCATCATTAGTTTGGCTACTTGGCAGAAGCTGACGGAACAAGAACGTAATTGGCTGCGGCAGGCCGCTGACGCC